ACCTGAAACCCTTCCTACAGATTTAAACTTAAGATTAAGGCAACAATCGGCGCTACACGCTTATTTAAGCCGATAATATGCCCACCTCTGCCACTGCCTTACTTAAACTCTTTGGCGTTCAAATTACAGCAGGCGCTCTTGCGGCTGCATTAGGTTTTTTAGTGTTATGGCCTAAGTCAATGGCGGAAGGTTTTGCACGGTTATTTTGCACCTTGATTGCCAGTTCAATTTTCGGGCCGGTTATTTTGGTGCATATCCACCACGCGCACCCTGATTTATTTATGTCCGCACAGCAGCTCGCCGCTTTGTATGAGATTGACCCCGCACTAGGCTTATTATTTGTCGCAACGCCTGCACTCGTGATTGCCGGATTGCCCGCTTGGTGGGTTATCGGTGCGCTCTTAAGAATGTTTGAAAAAGACGGAGAGGGATTATTAAGCGCCTTTGGCGGGTTTGTTAAGAGGAAATTGGGGGCTGTCTGATGATTTTGACTTGTCTTTCCAGAAATCATCTCTTGTAAAAACAAGGGATAAACTGACCAAAAAATACCAAGCGAAAGTAATCAATAATGCGCACACTAAAAAAACCAACACACGGAAAAGAAAATCCCGCTCTAGGCTTTCAGCATAAAGCGCGGCTTCTTTTAGCTTATCTATAGCTCCATTGCTAAAGGTGGTTATCATGGAAGATACAAAAAGAGTTATGAAAAAATCTTTAAAATGCTTCATCATTTTTAGCCTCTGGATAATTAGCATGAATACCGACCAGTCTACCGGCAGAAGTTTTTTATTGCGAGGCGCTAAATAATGGCCGCCCCCGAAACCACCCGCGAACAAGTGCGCAACGCTTATATTGAGCAGCGGTTATCAATGGATATACTGGCCGCTATGTTTGGCGTATCCGCTCGCTCTATTCAGCGCTGGAAAGAAGAAAGCAAAAAACAAGGCGATGATTGGGATAAGGCGCAATCGGCGGCATTATTAGCCGGTGATGATTTAGAACAAACCACTTATGAGGCATTAGCCGCTTTGGTTTGCCAGATTAAAGGCACAATAGAAGCGATTGATGGCGACCCCGAGGCAAACGCTGTTATTAAAGCACAGGCACTGGCTAGCTTAATTGATGCACTACATAAAGCTACCCACGCTAGCCGCCGCTTAATGCCGCAAGCCAATAAGCTCGCCGCCGCCCGCGAAACGATGCGCCAGTTTGCGCAGTTCGCACAAATGCACCACCCCGAAAAGGCCGCCGATTTAATCGAGGTTATCGAGGCTTTCGGCTCGCACTTGCCGCGCGTGTTTAAAGAATGAATGAGGCAGAATTTAAAAAAGACATGGTGCTTATCGCCGGTCAAATGCGAGCGCACCTTGACGCTATTGAAGCAGGGCTTAATCTAGAACCCGAGCAAATAAAAAAGCGCCGCGCTAAAGTTCAGAATGATTTTGCTTTCTTTTGTAAAACGTACTTTCACAAATATACCGATAAAAAACCGGCGCAGTTGCATCGTTATCTTTATGAGGAATTGCCCAAACAGATTAAAAGCAAAAAAGGTTGTCGCCTCGCTATTGCTGCGCCGCGCGGCAATGCTAAATCAACCGTCGTTAGTTTGTTCTTTGTGCTTTGGTGCGCCTTAACCGGTCGCAAAAAATATATTGTCTTGATAATGGCTGCGCACCGCCAAGCCACCGCATTACTGGAAGGTATTAAGAAAGAATTAACCGAAAACCCCGGCCTTGCGCTGGACTTCCCCGAGCATTGCGGTATCGGCAGGCTCTGGCAAGCAGGCGCTATTGTTACTAATGGGAACGTTAAAATCCAAGTATTCGGCGCTTCAAGCCGTATGCGCGGAATAAGACACGGCGCTTATCGCCCTGACCTCGCCATTGCCGATGATTTGGAAAATGACGAAAACGTAAGAAACCCCGAGCAGCGCGATAAACTCGAAAGCTGGCTAGAAAAAACCGTTTTAAGTTTAGGCGCGGCCAATAACAGTATGGACGTTATCGTTATCGGTACGGTACTGCACTATGACAGCGTACTATCGCGCTTATTAAATAGGCCAACTTGGCAAAGCAAAATATTCCGCGCCGTGATTAAGTGGCCGGATAATATGGACTTGTGGGACGAATGGCAGGCGCTTTTGTTAAATGAAGGCGAGGAGGAAGCGAGCCGCTTTTACCGCGCCCATAAAGCCGCTATGGAACAAGGCGCTATCGTAAGCTGGCCGGATGGGCAGCCGCTGATTGAGCTGATGATTAAACGCGCTCAAGGCGGGGTCGCTTTTGATAGCGAACAGCAAAACGACCCCGTACAAGGCGATAACGCGCCCTTCGCTAACTGCATTACTTATTACAGCGGCGATAATCCTAATTGGGTTTTCTTTGGCGCATGCGACCCGTCGTTAGGGCGCAAAGGGCAAGGCCGCGACCCGTCCGCTATCTTAATTGGCGGCTATGACCGAAAAACCGGCCTATTAGACGTGATACACGCCAGCATTAAAAAGCGCCTGCCCGATACCATTATTGAAGAGATTATCGCGCTGCAACGTGAATATAAATGCGCGGCATGGGCAATTGAAGCGGTGCAGTTTCAAGAGTTCTTAAGAACGGAATTAGTTAAACGCGGCTCGCAGCAAGGCGTGCCTATTCCCGCACGCCCGATTATCCCTAATACCGATAAACGCCTGCGCATTGAAAGTTTGCAGCCGCATATGGCTAATGGCTTAATTCGCTTAAACCCTAATCAGCAAACGCTTATCCAGCAATTAAAACATTTCCCAATGGCGGCACATGATGATGGCCCGGACTGTTTACATATGCTCTGGCAACAAGCCAGCGGCTTTGCCTCGTTAGACGGCGCAATACTTATTAGTCGAGACGGGAAAGCGCTGTATAACAATGACAGCGACACAAGCTCGCATTATGGAGATTTTGAAGCATGGTAATTAAACCCAATAGAAAAACCAAAAAAGTCACCCCGCCGAAACATTCGCAAGCGCCGCAATTAGGCTATGTGGCGCATGAAATAGCCGAGCATCCGGCTATCGGCATTAAGCCAAGGCAGCTTATCCGCTTATTAGAAGAGGCCGAAACCGGCGACTTAAAACGACAGCATGAGTTGTTTATGGATATGGAGGAAAGAGACGCGCATGTATTCGCTGAACTTTCCAAACGCAAACGCGCTCTATTAAGTCTTAATTGGCAAATTGCCCCGCCAGAGGATGCCAGCAAAGAAGAAGAAAACGCCGCCAATCAATTAACCGAGGCCATTACTGACCATGCCAGCGACTTAATGTTTGACCTGTTAGACGGCATTGGACACGGCTTTAGTGCGTGCGAGATACAGTGGCAGCTAGAAGAGGGGCTATGGCTACCCAAGCGCTTTATCCACCGTCCGCAAACTTGGTTTACCCTTGACCCGAAAGATGCCAACAAGCTGATGCTGCGCAGCGATAAAGGTGAGCCGCTCGAACTGCAACCGCTAGGCTGGGTAATCCACAAACCCCGAGCTAGAAGCGGCTATATCGCCCGCGCCGGATTATTTCGCGTGCTCGCCATGCCCTATCTGATGAAGCATTACGCGCTGCATCATTTAAACGAATTTTTAGAAATTTACGGCTTGCCGCTACGCCTTGGCAAGTTCCCCGCTGGCTCTGATGACAGGCAGCAAAAAAAGCTGCTGGAATTGGTTAAAAGTATGGGGCACAGCGCCGCCGGTATTGTCCCCGATAGCATGATAGTGGAATTTATAGAAGCGGCCAAAGGCAACGCCGATAACTTCCAAACCATGCAGCGCGCTTGTGATGAAGCGATAAGCAAGGCCATTTTAGGCGGCACATTAACCAGCAATACCAGCGAAAGCGGAGGCGGTGCGCATGCTTTAGGTCAGGTGCATAACGAAGTAAGGCGCGACTTAATGGAAGCCGACGCGCAGCAACTCGCCGCCACCTTAACCCGCGACTTAATCGCGCCCTTTTGTGCGATTAACTTTGCCAATATCAGGCCACCGCGCTTTGTCTTTGATTTAAACCAGCCCGCCGATATGGGCATGATGGCAAACGCCTTGCCGCCCTTAATCAATAGCGGCTTAAAAATCCCCGAAAACTGGCTCTATCAGCAGCTAGGCATTCCCGTCCCCGAAGAAGGCGAGGCGGTTTTGCAGCGGCAAAATCTACCAGAGGCATTAACCCGTCAAATAGCCAACCGGCAGATAAGCGCCCTAAGCAAGGGCGAAAAATGGCAGAACATTATCGATAGTGCCGTGCCACAGCATCCAAACGCTAGCGCCATTAACGCGCCGCTTTTGGCCGCATTGCAAGCCGCTAGCGACGAAAACGAAGCGCTCGACCTGTTAAGTAAGGCGCTGCCAGACCAAGCGCCCGAGGATTTAATCGATGAACTGAACCGGCTGATGTTTAACGCGGAAATAGCCGGTCGCCTGTCCTTTGAGAAAGTCGGATAAATCGCTATGGCCTTTCCAGAGTGGTTTATTAAGCAAAAGGGACTGCAAAAAACCCTGCGCTACCAAGACATGCAAAACGCCGCGCACGCCCGCGCGTTTACCGTGGCCAAAGTTGCGCAGCTATCGGCACTTTCGCAGATTAAAAAAGACATTGAGGAGGCGGTAAAGCAGGGCAAGTCTTGGCAGCAGTTCAAAAAGGATTATTCCGGCCCGCCGCTGCCTGAATGGCACTTAAAAACCGTCTACCAAACCAATATGCAAGCCGCCTTTATGGCCGGTCGCTATTCGGCAGCCGTTGAAGCCACCGAAACGCACCCCTACTGGCTTTATCTTGCGGAAATGGACGCTTACACGCGCGAGGCGCATGCCGCGCTCAATATGAAAGCCTTTAGGCACGATGACCCGGTATGGCAAAGCATCATCCCGCCTAACGGCTACAACTGCCGCTGCCGCTTTATCGCCTTAAGCGAGGACGGTTTAGAAGAATGGGGCGTTAAACCCGAAAAGGGCGACCCCGCCCGCATGAAGGCTGACAAAGGCTTTAACAGCTCGCCGATGGCCTCGCACACTATCGATAAGCTGCTCTACGAACGCGCTAATGAAGCCTTAGAAGGCAAAGCGCACGCCTTTATCCAGTCCGTGCTAACTAATCCCGCAAGATTGAAGGGATGGGAGGCGTTTGTTAATAGTGCGCTCGTGACCAAAGTCGAACGCGCACCACCACAAGGCCGCGCTATGGCCTTTGCCGTGCTGCCGCTAGAGGATATGGCCTACGTCAAAGCACAAGGCGCTAAACTGCAAAACGGGCTGGTATTCTTGGAAGAAAGGCAGTTTGCGGGCGATAAATGGGCAAGGCACAAGGCCGCAGGGAATGCGCTAACAAAGCCAGAGTTTTACGACTTACCGCT